AAATCGCCCTCTGATTGGCATACTTCCCAACTGGCATAATTTGCATTACCGTATGAGTTAGCACAATGCCATGCCATGTTAGAGAAGTCCGAAGCCTGCAATCTTCCGTCATTTCCAATATAAACATGAGCAAAGCCATTTTCAGGGTTATGATTAGGTAACCAGTTATTATAGAAACCAGTATTAGCACCGTTTGAACCAGCGTCATTGTGAATTACAACCCCAGTAGGATTATGCCCACGTACACCAGCATTAGTTATATTCATTCTTTTTTATCCTCCGTTTGTTCTTCTTCCGCTTCAGGAACACTTACACCATTCTTTTTAATAAGTTTAACTAAACCGTCAAACATAGGGCTGATTTTTGCGATTAAATAAATAAACTGTCCTACAAAGTACAATAAACCTACGTTAATCACTGTTTTAGCGATATCAGAAGTTGAGGGTGTTTGTGTAAAGTAAAAGACTGCATATAAAATCCATAGCGCGAAGACTACCGTCAAATCAATCACAAGTCTACGTTTGAAAGGTGGGTTCATCGCTTCTCTATCTTTGACCCACGTAGCGAATAAAATCGCCAAAATTAAGATAGTTATTAAAATCATTCTAGTTACCATTTTGGTTTGCTTTCTAAATTATATTTATCAATATTCCAATACGTGCTGTAGTGCGAATTGTTTTGAAGATGTGTTATTGTTTACCTCATGACCTGTGATTTGATTACCTTGCAAATATGCAAATTTAGTTACAACACCGCCGGTAGAATTAGCAAGAGCGAAAGAATGTCCTACATCAGCTAACTGTACTGATTCTTTAGGAATAAAGAACCACTGATTAAGTGAGTTTTTTGTATTTCCGTTCATACGTGATTTAAACTCTGTGAAGTGAAGAATCCAACCATTAGCGCAGTCTGATATATTTTTAGAAACATTGACAACGTCTCCGTCAAGTAACAACGAAGCACCAGAAAAAAGAATTCTTTTCGCTGGAGTTTTTAAGTTTCCAGTAAATTCTAAATCTCTTGTTCTAAGACTGTTAGAAGTTAAATCTCCTACAGTTGTTTTTTGAGTAGGTGTTACACGGCTCGTCACTCCTAAACCATTAGTTGTAATGATGTCTACAACACGCTTATAAACCCCAGAAGCATTGTTCAAGTCAATTGTATTACTGTTATCTGCTGTTTCGCAAGATAAGCTAACTGGTTCTGCCGTTTTCGTCAAATCAATATTAATGTGAATATAGTTTAATGAGTCAGCATTAAGGGCTACGGTCTCATTAATCAATTCAAAGTAACGACCAGCCACAATGAAAGAAGTATTAATATATTGAACGTTTAAGGCTGTATTAACAGGAGACTTCCAGTCAGTACGCCTGAACGTTGTGTAGTCCATTCCTGATAACATCATGTAGAGTTTAGCGTCATTATTTGAACCTACTGGAAACTCTGTACTATTTGGACTAAAAAATGTAAAGTTTTTAATTGTCATTTTTTACCTTTCTTGAAATTATCTTCGCTTTATCTAAAACTGGGTTATCAGTAATTGAAAGCTCTAATAATCTAAATTTTCTACCGCCATACGGATAACCACCAATTGATACAAATTGACCAACTTCATACAAGAGTGTAGTTTCAATTCTAAGCGTGTTTTCGCTATTATAGTATACTTTACCTGACAATAGTTCTAAGTGGTCTTTACGAAGCTCTCTATGCCCTTTAAAGCTATCTATTCTATATTTGTCGCCATAAGTGGCTACATACTCATATAACATTCGGTTTGTCTCCACTTTCTACAAAAATAAGTCTATCATTGAACTCTGTTTTAACTCTATCTGCTATGTAACCTGAATACAGTTTACCTTCGTACCATATATCTACTAAGTCATTAACATACAAAGGCAAAAGTTCGTTTTGATTAAATATTAACCTTGTGACGATAGTAGAGGGTGAAATTTCTGCTTTAATAGTAGATATGTCTGGAGGGTTTCCGTGGTCATCTCTATCATAAAACAATGTTTTTGCTGTCCTTACATCTGGCAAGTCTGTTCCGTCTCCATGATAAGTGCTATAATCAATGACATCGCCGTTATTTTTGGCTGTATACATTTTAGGAGGGTCTGTATAGTCATCTGTTGCCTTATTCTTAACGAACACGACAGCAAAATTATAAGCTGAACGTTCTACTATTGTCTCCGTGTCCATTGATACGCTTTGCTTAATATCTACCCTTGTCGTGATTCTATTTCTATTCCAGCTCCTAGAAGCGAAGTTAATGAATAATAAGTTTCTAGGGTCTATTTCAGACGAAGCGTGTTGAATAGTTGTTGTCGGTTGAAATTGAACCTTAGAAAATATCCTTTTAGCTACGTCATGAGCTGATGAAGTTTCCGCTTTTCGGTTAATTGTAGCCTTTCCGGCGAAAATACTTGAATTAAAGAAATAACCATAACTCATTAAATTATTTTTATTAGGGTCAATTAGATAATCAATGATAGCAAAGTTTGTCGTTTTAGTTATTGCATTAGGAACATCTAGGCTTTCAATCATTGCCCAAAAATAGTTCTTTAACGTGGCTTTGTTACTTTCATCTACACTCGTAACAAGATAGACCATATCTAAGTTTAACTTTTTCTTTTGACCTAGAGCTTCCTCGACTGGAACAACTTCAGGAAAAAGAATTTGAACAATATCCCCAACTTCTACCGAAACGGTCAACGTAGCTGATGAAGTATAAAGATAACCCGTTTCCCACAATTCATAGTTAATAACTTGACATCTTGCCTTTGGTATTGGTAGACCTCTTTTGTCTTTTTTACCATTAGGAAGAGTAAAATCAGATATATTATAATAGTTAGGGTTAAAGTTATCATAAACGTTAGCTTCTAACATTAAACGAAGTCCGCCTTTCTCTTGATTTTAAACTCTGCCTTACTTAAGTTGATTAACTCCATTTGACCGTGTTCGATTATACGTGTTCTGTATCGTTCAAAGTCCATTACAGGGAACAAATTTAATGAAGTCGTTCCGTTCCAGCCTTGATAAATTTCATCATTTACATCTGTATTGATTAAAATATAATTCTGTACCTGTTCCGTCTTAAATACAATTGCTGTATATTCGTTTCCAATAGTATTTAAAAACCTAATGCCAGCAGGTATTTTAGGGAGATGTGGATATAGTATTCCTACAAAACTAAATATTTCTTCTTTTATATCCCAACGACTTAATCGGTCTATATTTGTTTCTCCATAATAAGTGTAAGAAGTCCCTTTGATGTATTTATAATTTCCCGGTGCTGTTCCACCATAAATTTTAGATTTACCAGCAATAACTTGACCATTTTGAATCTTTTCAAGAGTTAAGTTTTCGTAAGTGTACCACTTTGTGATTATGTCGAACGTTATCTTTTCGCTGAAAGTACCATTTTTACCGTAACCCTCTGTTTTAGTAACTTCTGCTAAAGCTAAATCAGCATATACCTGAAAAATCTCTGTTTGATATTCAAGTGTAACGAATTTTTGGTTAAGAATATCATTTACTAAGTCTTTCATTAATTGATAGTTTTCTTCTAAACTTTCGCCAAATGTTTCTAGCTTAAACTCTATTTGTGGTTGAGTAATTGAGCGTGTTCCCGTTACTCCGACACCGTTACTTTGCCAAATATTATTAGTTGATTGTAACCCTAAATTAGAGGGCTGATAAAATCTAACTTTTCCATTTGTAACGTCCCAAACTTTGTCATCTGTTCCGTCTAAGTTGGTATGTATTTTGTACTGTCTTACCATTAAGCCCTCCCTAATTCAAATTCTCGTCTGATTGCTCGTGCTAAGTTAGAAACATCTTGACCAGCACCGCCTTGTACGTTGAATGTGTTATATGTTCTATTGTCGCTTGATACGCTGTTCGTACTCAAACCGTAACCGCTAGAAGATAAATTAACATCTGTTAAGCCTACTACCATAGAGCCTTTGAATAGTCCGCCAAGTTTTCCAGCAATACCATTAATAGCTCCTGATATATTATTGATTGTATTTGTTACACCACCAAGAACGCTGTTTATCGTGCTACTGATTCCTCCGAATATTCCACTAAAGAAACCGCCAATACCACTAAATACTCCTGTTATTGCATTGTAAGCATTAGAAGCGAACCCACCAAAGGCGCTGAACACTCCACTAACTACACTTCTAGCACCATTGAAAACTCCACTAAAGAAGCTACCAACTCCACTAAATACACCTGAAATTGCTCCCCAAGCGCTTGAAGCAAAGCCACCAAAGGCGCTGAATACTCCACTTACTACACCACGAACAGCGTTGAATATGCCACTAAAGAAACCAGCTGCCGCACTCCATATTGAGCGAACTACTCCCCAAGCACTAGAAGCAAAACTTCCGATCGCGCTAAATACTGACGAAGCTACTGAACTAACAGCGTTAAATATTCCACCAAAGAAACCTGATAGGCCTTTCCATGCACCAATGACTAATTGGTAAGCACCGCGAATAATAGCCAAGATAAGTTGAAAAGCTACATTAATAATTGATCCTATTAGGTTAAATATAGATTGATAAAAACTAATTAATGGTTGGAAAGTTGTGACGAACCAGTTATAAGCGCCTGTTACTGCACTAGCTATTGTAGCGAAAACATTAGTTATAATCGTCACTATTCCATTCCATAAGCCACTAAAAAATTCTGTTATTCCGTTCCATATGGTTTTTGTACCCTCGACTGTGGAAGTCCATAACTCACTAAACCAAGTACCTAAACCAGTAAAGAACTGTTTAATAGCTTCAATTGACTGCGATAAGAAGTCTACAAAACTCTGCCACACTTTTTTCCCTGTTTCGGTTTGAGTGAAGAAATAAACTAAACCAGCAACAATGGCTGCGATCGCTATACCAAGAGCAACAAATGGGTTTATAGCCATTACAGCATTGAAAGCTCCTTGTATAGCTGTTCCAATTTTGACTATTTTATTATAAAGTTCAATCGCCTTAACAATTCCATTAATGACTTTTAAAGCTACGAAAGCACCAGCCAAAGCAGCTAAAGCTAACTTTATATTATCCATTGCTTCCTTGCTTTTACTAATTTTACCAATGAAGTCAGCAATTTTTTTCGTGATATCAGCGAACTTATTAGCAAGTGAAGATATTGTGTTTGCTACATTTTCAACAGAAGATGAATTTTTTGAAGTAGATTCATCAACTCCAGCAAAAGATTTTATAAGGTTACCGATAATTCCCATTACCGAACCGAACGTACTTTTTAGATTATCCCATATAGCGGAGAATTGAGTTATTGCACCGTTTTGTTGTAACTGCTTGAATAAGTCTTGGAAATACTTAACTACATTTGTTACAGCTTTACCAGCACTTTCGCCCCAGTCAGACATCTGGTCTATTAAGCCACTAATGATAGGTGTTAAAGCGTTCAAAGTAGGCACTAAAGCAATTGACATTGTTTCGTTGAAGCTATCCCACGCGTCCCCAATAGTTTTGACTCCGCCTCCAGAACCTTTAGCCATTTTGTCCATAGCCTTGTCGAGCATACCCATTGAAACAGCACCAGCCGAAACAGCTTCATTAAATGAACCATATTGCTGTAACGAGGGATTCATTTTCATTATAGTGTCTTTTAAAGAAGCGCCAAGTGCGGTATTGTTATCAGTTAATTGTCCAATGTTTTCAGCAGTAACCTTGCCAGCTGCTGACATCTGACCATAAGCCTGAACGACACCTTTAAGGTTTTCTCCAGTACCACCAAATGCTTGGTTAGCTTTTACTAATGCTTCTGTTTTACCAACAGCTGACTTAGCAGTATCACCTAAACCAATGAACGTTGTTGAAAGTTTTAAAGTATCTTCGGTATTTGCATTTGTATCTTTAGCAAGATTCTGCATAGATTTGCTTACATAGTCAAAGTCTTGTCCATTGCCTTTGAACTTCATTGTATTTTGCAATGAAATCATGGCTTTTTGAGTATCCATTGCGTCAGACACCCAGCCTCTTAAACCATTACCAACAGCACTAATAGCACTTGAACCGATTTGCCTAAATGCACCAACAGCAATCTCTCTAAGACTGCTAAAGCGTGACTTCATTCCGTCAATTCCGCTATTAACGCCCTTAGTGTCCATTTTAGCGTCAATATGCCAAGAACCTGATTTAATAGCACCCTCGACTTGCTTTATTTCGCCCTCTAGCCTGTTAGCTTGCGTTTCTGCTGTGCCTAAATCTCTGGTAAGTTGTAGCCATTTCTTTTGACCTGCTGACGTCCCTTTGTCAACCGTAGAAAGTTCTTCTTTTAATTTTGTTGCTTTGTCACGTGATAAGCCCAACTGCGTTTGTAAATTCTTTTGCAATTGTGCCATTTTTCCGGTATTTGTCGGGTCAAGTTTTAGAGCTTCACGTAAGTTTTTAGCTTCTCCTCTAAGCCCTGACATTGCGGTATTAACGCCTTTAAGTGAGTTCTCGAACTTTGTGGTATTACCGTATATCTCGACCTCAAACGTTGCATTACTTGCCATTACATACCCTTTCTTTTACGCCTTTTCTCTTTTTCTTTTTCCTCTTTCTTCTTCTCTGCAATAAGTTCGATTAATTTATAAACAAGTTCTAATTCCATTTCCATGAACTGTGTTATATCAATTTCGTTATTGCCTAAAACAGTCAAAAGTTCTAAAGTTTTATTTTCCTTTACAGTATCTTTCTTTTTCTTAATCAATGAACTAGAAGAAAAGAAGACCATATCGTCTTCCGTTTCCTCTTTTTCTTTAATAAAAACAGTTTTACAGAAGATATTGATTAACTCGTTAGTTGTAGGAAGCTCTGTTTTATCGTCTAAGGCGTTTTGCAGTCCTCCGTTACAATCTACCCAAAGTATCAATAACTTGTCTGTAAAGCTCTCCATTTGCTCTGTAAAGTCATCAGGAATATATCCAGCGACAAAAGAATTTTGTAGGTCTGCAAAGTCTTTTAAATCTGTAATAAAGTCCGAACCAGTTAGTTCTAAGTATCTAATTGCATGTTTTAAAATCATTTACAGTCCTTTCAGCTCATTAAATTTCTTTCTGCCACAGTTCGACAAGTTCTTTAAGACCTTTACCGTCAGTATCGAACTCAAAGCTAGTACGAAAGTCTGCAAAGTCGCTTTTAGCTTTTACAATGTTATCTTGAAAAAGAGCCAAGTATAAACCATATTGAACGAACTCCATTACATCAGTAATTTCTCCGTCTTCTTTTTTAAGTTCTGTATCCATTGCCTTTTGTTGTTGAAAAAGGTCTTTACCTGTAATCATTTTAAATTTACGTGCTGTGCTTAATTGTTTTGCCATTTTATATATATTCCTTTATTTATTCTACTATTTTTTTCCAAGTATATTTTCCTGGGTCTGTACTTTGTGTGTTAGAGTCATTATCAGTGTATGTTCCAATATAGCTTGGATAATCTTCGGGCGTTACTTCACTAAACGAAGGCATCCAAGGAGTAGCAATTGGACCCTCTTCCCACTTATGACCAGCAGTCCATAAAGTTGTACCTGCATTTGGAACATTTATTTCATATTTGGAATTAACAGTGTCACCAGCTTTCAAGTTTACTGTGAAGGAATCTCTTTGCCAATCAAATGTATCGTCAAGTTTTTTATCCTTTACTAAAGTATTTGATCCCCCACCATTTACGGAAACGTATCTATACATATTTGATTTACCGCCAGACCCTTTTACATAAGCTGAAAAAGTATAATTTCCGTCTTTTGGTGCAGTAAATGTTTTATTGATACCATTCCATTGAGTGGTTGTTTTCTTAACAGTTAGCCCTTCATACGTTCCGTCATTTTGCCAACTACCTGCATTAACCCAATTTCCGCTGAAATCTTTAGTACCGTCTAACAAGTTCAAGTTAGGATAAACGGTCATGAATCTATCTCTTCCGTCTTTGCTATATGCAAAGGCTACGTGGTTAGCCCCGTCGGGCACACTAGGGTTTGTTAGTTACAGCAACTCCTGCCGAAACATCTGGATAGCCCTCGGCGGAGAAGTTAACGAGATAAATGTTAGGAGCAAGCGCATTGTTGGTTGCATGATATCCATGCACATCTCTAATTGTCGAAGTTACTTTTACATCTTCCCCTTTAGAGTTTTTCAAAGTAGCTGGTAAAACAATTGTTCCGTCATTATACCCTTTAGTTTTAGTTTGAACGTTTGCAAGAACTGGAGCAACTAATGTAACGCCACCAGCTAGTTGAGTGTCAGGTTGCATGATGAATAGTCCGCTTTCCATTTTCTTAGCGAAGTCTTTAGCTTGTTCTCCCCAAATTTCGTACTCAATAGCAGGAACTTTTTTATCTCCATTCAAATAAACATCTGACTCTGTTGCTTGTACTGCCAAAGTCCATTGGATAGGGTCTACACCGTCTACTGAATCCGTTTCTGATTCTTTTGTTGCTTCTGCTGTTGGTGTCAAATGAGGATAAACCACTACACGCCAACCGTCAACAAATTCTCCTGTAATTTTATCACGTTTGCGCCCTTTAATTAGGTACTGAACGCATTTCGTTTTCCAATTGCCAGTTGGAGACCAACCCAAACCATTGGGTGTTCTTTTTTGACCTAAGATATCTTCTTTGAGCGCTTGGTCTGTTTGAATAAATACCATTTCTCCTTGAAGTAAGGTAGCGCCTTTTTTAACTCCATGGTCTGGTACGTCATCAGCTGGATAGCTATTAGTTTCCGCTTGGTCTTCCATTTCGCCAACTGATACTAAACCAGTTACAATTTTATGGTTAGTGAACTCTGGTTTTCCGCTACTTCCCTTAGCCATATCAGCTACGATTAGAGCTTCATTACCAAAGAAAATCTCACGTGAGTTATAATCTAATTTCATTTTTTATTTTCCTTTTTATTTTTTTAGTAGATATAAAGTCTACTAAGTTAAGTTAAACGCGTTATTCATAAAAGTGCTGTTAAAAGCACCTTTAATATAAAGTAAATTCGGATAAGTTTGATAGACTATTATCAGTTCCACTACGTGAGCCAATAAATAAGCGTCGTTTTATCGGATCAATAAGTGTAATTTCTGGTTCTAAAGGAATGACCCTATTTTCATTATCAGTCGTTTCTGCATTATACACGTCTACGACTTTAAATCTACCGTTATCAAGTAGGTGTAATTGATAAGCTTTTGGATCATGCATAGATACGCCTATATATAAATCTCCGTTAAACGCCATTCCTTGAGGCTGATTATCCCCTAAAATGTCACCAGTATAAGACGCAATTATTTGAGCAGTGCCATTGTAATCATCACTGCTTTTGCCACTTACGAAACTACCCCAATGTTTGTTATCAGACTTATCAGTAGTTTTATCAGATAAATCATCGTTGCCAAGACCTAGTAAAATTTTTAAAATTACAACTTGTTTTCCGCCAGTAGAATAAGAATAATAAACAGTCTTTTTATCAACGCCAAAACATGCAGAACCATCACCAGGAAGTAGCTTGCTACTTTCTTTAAATATAATCTGAGTGTTTGCATAATCATTTATTTTTAACTCAGTCTTTTCATTATCTGGGTTTTTATATAAATTAATCTCTGGTGGAAATGCACTACCATTATAGACAAGTAATGCATTATCGCGATAATCAACGCCGTTAGCATGTCCAAGATTGTGCTTGATTACCCCAATCTCTCTAAAATTTGTGGGATCAATCCTGTGGATGTAATCTGTTGACCTATGGTCTGGCGATGACCCACCAAATAACCAATATTCGTTACCTACTTTTGCCCCATCTTGACCAATATATGGTTTATATCTATTAATTGGAAATTTCACTGGGAAACTATCACTTGTTGGCCAACTAGTCGTTCCAACTGATCTTGCATCTAATCCACTAGATGCACGAGGTTGCCATTTTGCGTTGGAAGAATTAATGGTTGCACTTTTCCCTCCGGACAATACCTGTTCATAAATAGGGTCAGTGCCATCATTGAATGGTCTATATCCAGGTGGGATATCATACGAGATAGTTGGATCAATAACTGATTTGATTTCTGTAGTAAGTGTAACTATATTTCCTGTTCTTACAAAGGTATGCTTGATTGTTGATGATTCAATTTTTCTAGAAACAATTTTAGAAGAAAATGAGCCACTGACAGATATACTTTCAATTGATTCGTCACCTATTTTATGGACAAAAAGAGATGATAAATCTGTATCTGTAATGGGAAACCAAGTAAAGTCAGTTGGAACTTTATTAATTTTAAGAGTATTACTATAGCCAATATACTTTGGCCATTCAGCAGTTGTGACTTCGCTAGATGAGGGCATCCAAGGAGTAACAGTTGAACCTTTTTCTTGTTTTGGCTTTCTAACTCTAATTGTAAAACTACCTTCACTAGGGCCGGTAAATTTAGCCATGATGGCTGCTTGCGTACCAACAGCAGGGTCTTCATACGGAGGTATCGTTGAAGTTTGTGTTATTCTTATCCATTGGTTCAGCATTTTGCTAGGGTCTTTAGGTAAATCAATAGTGCATATAAGTTTCCATGAGTCTATTCCTCCACCAGAAGTATACCTCTGACCAATCCAAAGTCCACTAATGGTTGTTCCAGCAGGAGCATTCCAACTTGTGAACATAACATCCATACTCATTGTATATTTATCGTTGGGTTTATAATCTCTAGGATTAATAGAGAAACCATCTTTTAAGTCTTTAGCAAACCATGTATTAGTTCCCTTTATTGTAACTTCTCCATAGCCATTTTCTACTTTGTCGAAATTTTTAAAGAACCCATCTTTGGTTTTGGCTGAACTATTAACTAACAAATTCAAATTCGGATAAACAGTTGTGAAACCGTCCGTACCGTCTGCGCTATTAGCGTATGCTATTGTATTTATAACTCCGTCACTTGTTGAAGTACCTCCATTTGCAATAGGAAGCACACCTGAAACTCCAATATTAGTTGCGTCAGCAGTCCCGTCAAAGTTTTGAAACGCTGAGGCTTGGAGATTTACTCCAAGTTTTCTAGCTGTTTCCAGTTTGCTTGCACTGACCGCATTGCCATTAAGTGGTAAACTGTTCGCTTGTGCTTCGGTAGCCTTTGCCATTGCATTTTTGGCTTCACTTTCAGCTTTATTTGCTGTTTCTTGAGCAGTTGTTACATTTTTATTTGTGATTGATAACTCTGATTGTTCAGCTTTTGTTGAAATTGCAACAACTTGTTTGTCAACAGTAGCTTGTAAGTTGTCTAAATCCGTTTGATTGGCTTTAAGTTCAATATTGCTCTTATTTGAATCAGTTTGAGCATGTAAATCATTCAACTCACTATGCAGTACTTGTGGCATATTTTCCAATAATAATTTCGTAAAATCATCAATCTTATTATTTACTTCTTGAGCTAAATCAGAAACAGTAGAACTGTCTGATATAAATGTAAGATTCTTGCTGACAATAACCTGCTCTTTATCTTCATTGAGAAGAATTAAATTTGCCTCTATAACTCCAGTTGTTGTCATTTCAGTAGGAATCACCAAAATAAATTCTCCCTTAGCTAAGTCCTTAGGAGGAATCATAACAAAACCAGAATTACTACTATTAGTGTATTGATATGTAAGTTTTAAAGAATGACCTGTTAAGTCAATTTCAACTCCATTATCAACTATTTTAATTAATAACGTTCTAGCATTGACATCGCCTTGCATTATTTGTATTGGTTGAGGGAAATCTTTATTAACCGTATCCCATATAATCGTTCTATTTCTAAAATTATCTAAACTCATTAAAAAATACCATTATTGTTAATTTCAATCAAATGTAATTAAGCCACTTTCTACTTTTATAATTTCATTGAATTAGCATAATTAGCGCCTTTTTTCAATGTTGTTTTGACGTCTTGCATACCCTTTTTTTCAACTAAGAAATACATACCATGATAACCGCTAGTGTAATTAGCTCTAGTCCCTGCGTTTACTACTACTTTATCGCCTTTTTTAACTTGCTTTAAGTTTCCTGACAATTGACCAGTATTTTGGTATCTAGCATAAGTATAGGTATGACCGTGGCTTCTGATTAATCTAGTTCTTCGACTTGCACTGTTTGCTTTAGCTTTAAATTCTGCTTCAAACCAATCGCCCATGCGTTCTGTTACTTTAGTTTGCATTTCTTTAGCTATGCTTGATGTATTAAGTAAATTCATTGCCATGCTTGACCACCTGCACCACAAGGCAAATAAACAGTACCAGTATAATTGTACAAATGGCTATTCTCTGACCAGTTCGTCATATTCCAACCGTTTCGCAAAACATCTCCGACTAGTCCAACAAGTTTATCATCAACGTCTTTAACAGACAAAACAACTTGATAATAGTAACCCATGACAAAGCTCGTATTATCCATTTTAAGCACCTTTGAGTCACTAAGTGACAAATATACCGTCTTGTCTACTATCGTGTCCTTAACGCCTAAAATAACGTCATTTAAAGGCATTGTAAGTAAATTGTTGTACCAATCTATATAAGAATCAAATTCCATTGCTCATTAATCCCTCTAAAATCATCTTGTTATTTTTAGGGTTTCTTTCCCATGTTGTACGCTTGAAAGTTTCGCCTTTTTCGTCCAAGAAATAGTTGAAAATCAAGTCTTCCATTTCTCCGATTCCGTTAAGCTCGTATCTTACGTTTTTACCTAGCCCAATCATAGAAAACTCATCAAGTCTTGACTGACTAATTCTCTGTTTAACTGCTGGTAAAACGATAGGCTTTATAACATTAGCTTCTGCACCGTTCTTCTTCTTAACAGTCGTTTCAACTTGCAATGTTACTTGTGAAAATATCATTAAATACCTCCATAATACATTAACTCTTGCAAAGAAGCCAAACGTTTCATTTCAGCATTTCGCCATTGTTCTGCTGGTTCATCAACAATATTAAGCCGACAATAACAAGAGATAAATTCTTTCACTAATACACTTGTTTCGTCAGCTTTAATACCATTTTTTTCTAGCAATTTAATAGCTATTGAACGGAATAAGATAAGTTTACTATCATAAGCTGTTACTAAAATCGGAATACCACAATAGACTTTAATATAATCTATCATTTACTTCCTCCATTTTATTCTTATGCTACTGTAATTACTGCACCAGCGTTATAAGTTTCAACGTGTCCGCTTGTTAGTGTTTCAACCAAAATCATGTTGCTATTAGTTTTCCATTCAAAGGCGTCTACTTTTGTAAGGTCTTGCATATCAATGTGATATTTTTGGTCTACCAATACAGTAGGGTTGATAGCTTTTGAACCTGTGTAGACGATAATTTCATCTACTCCGACTTCTGAAGCAATTTCAGTATCGTCATTTTTAATGCGAACATGAGCATTGGCAGTCAAGCCACGCAATTCATCTAACAAAGTTTTACGTTGTACAGCCGTAACAATCAAATAACGTCGTCCAGCAGTAGGACGAACAAAGTCAACCGCTTCTTCAATAGCGTCTGCAAATGGTGCTGTACCTGTTTTTGGTGCTTTTGTAGTAATTTTTTTGATTTTTTTAGCGTCTGCTTCTTTGTCTACTGACTTAAATCCGTTTGTTCCGTCTCCTTCAAAAAGAGCAAGGTCAACGATTTTATTTACAATAGCTTGTGTAAGTTCTGCTACAATCAAATTGTAAAGTTCTGAATAAGACATTTGAAGTCGTTTAACACGTTCAGCAAGTGATTGCAATTTATAAACCATTACAGGCTCAAGAGTATCAATAGTGAGTGTTGCTGACTGTTCTACCTTTTGTTGTCCGTCTTTATGGACTTGTGCTTCATCTGATGAATCAAATGAGCGTGATACGAGCAAAGCACCTACGTTTGTCACACGGAAAACTTTGAATACTGGATTAGTATCTAGCAAAGCTGTGTTAATTGATTCAACCAATTTACGCGGAAGTTCAAAAGTTGTATCTGTGATAGTTACACCATTTTCAGCAAGTTTTGCGTTCCAAGCGTTTTTAATTTCTGACTTTCCAGAGTTCTTTTTCAATACATCAAAAAATTCTGTTACAGCGTTTTGTGATTCAATAAAGTTTGTCATTTTAGCTTTTCCTTTTGGTTTTTCTTCCTGTGCGTTAAGTTCGTTCTCAATTTTGATAATTTCAATTGAATTTTCTGAAAGTGTTTTTTCTAATTCTTGTACTTTTGGCAAGTCTTCAATTGCGTTTTTTACTTCAAAGCCACTAATTTGAGATTTTAAAGATACGTTATTTTCTTTAAGTTCTGCCAAGCGATTTTGTTTTTCGATTAAATCAGGTTTATTCATATTTCTTTTTAATATCCTCAATTTCTTTCAAAGCGTTTCGGCTTTCAATAATTTTGTTGCGTTCTTCTGTGAGTTCTTCGCCTAAGGCATTTTGAATAAATTTTGCGTTAGGGTCTGCTGGTACTGAAACAAGAGAAATCTCTTTAAACTGTGCTTTATTTACAACTAGAGCGTCATTATCATCAAAAGTATAATCTGTGATGTAATAGGCAATTGATAGTGAATCAAACGCTCCATTTTCAACAGCCTTGTTAATGTTTGGTGCATTGTCATAAAGCGTAAAGTCAGTCAGGTATTTATTAGAAGCCAAATCATAGTAAACTTTTGCGTCCCCGATGACTTCGCTAGATCCAGCACCATGTTCATATAGCAATGGGTATCGTTCTCTAGCAAACTCAATACAGTTAGGAGTCAAGATAATACCATTAAGGTTCTCTACACCAACTTCTGAACCAACGCCTTGGAACGACTTAGAACCGTCCTCGTTTTCAGTTACTTTAATTTCAGCACTATTGGTTATTAGTTTCATCTGTGCTTGTTACGTCCTTTCTACTGCCTTGTAGGTCACTTAGATTTTTAACAGCAACTGCATTAAGGTTAGCTATGTAAACATCTCCACCCTCAATTGGTTGCTCGCCCATTTTAACAAGAAGCTGATTCTGTGTAAAAATAGGCCCATTAATATTTTCGTGATACAAGTCAATTAATTCTTTCAAAGTTGCAAACTTGAATAGCTGGTTATCTACGATTATGCGTTCATAATATAAATTATCCTTAACTACTCGTCTGCGGTTTGTTGAAATCAGTTTATAAGTCAGTTCCTTTTCAAGTTGAATCAGTAAAGGAATGATAGTAGAATTATAAAAATAAATTTGTTGTTCTTGCGTAGCAGTACCAAGCAAAATATTTTCATTCATAAAGTAACCTGTCAAAAGTTCCGATTTAATAAGGTCAATTTCATCTTTATTTAAAACAGAATAATCTTTTTTAAGTTCTACAATTTCCGTCTTGTTATCAACTGGCGTCAAACCGTTGTAACTAGAACCTTCTTGCATGTTCTTTATTGTTGTTAAGGCTTTTTCTCGATACTCCTGTGTATTATCAATGTCAAGAAAGGCATTAATTTTCAACAAGCCACGCAATTTACCTTGTTCCAGCTTAGTTTGAATACTAGCTAGAGCATTATCTAAAATACTTGTGTCTTCATTGATATAAAAAGGACTGACAAGCCTTACTAATTCTTCAGGTTTATATTCTTTTCCATCATTAGTAAGCAGTAAGTCTGCTAGATCGCCCGTTTCACGGTCAAATATAGGGTACAGGTCAACATAGCGCGTGCATAGTAACTTTTTAATTACTTTCTGCCAAAACTCCATACTATTGTGTTCGCCCTTAGGGCTCCAATTGAGGACCTCATCTAAATCAGAACCTGCCCTACTAATCAAAGGATCAGAACCAGCCTCATCTTTTTTATATTTTACATGATTAAATTCTACTTTTGTTATTTCATTAGCAATTTTATTATGAATGTTAGTCACAAAGGCACTTGTATATTCTACCGCTTCGTTTTGCCACGCTGTGACTCTTTGAGTATCATTGTTTAGTTTTCCACGTGAAAATGATACCACTTTTCCGAATAAGTTCAATTTTTCCCCTTTCTACCATAAACTAACGCCTTTCCCTCGTTTATACTCGCCTGTTTTCTTGTTATGGCAAGACTTACAAAGGAGTTGTAGGTTATCAGGGTTCAGCGCTATTTTCCAATCATCAAGATTTTCCCAAGTTAGTTCTATAATATGGTCTACTTCGTATTTTTTAGCACCGAATGCACCACATCTTACGCAAGTCATTTCGTCACGTTGCCTAACATAATCACGGACTGCTAACCATTCTTTTTTATTGTACCAGCCACTCTCTCTTACTGTGTCAACGTTATACTTCATCTGACACCGCCATTTCTAAAGCCATTGTCAAAGCAACAGTAGGGTCAATTTTATCTTTTTCAAGTTTTTTAGTATACATATAGTCCCCACTTTGTCCGATTTTAACAGCAGTATTATTTAAAGCCCATTGCATGACTTTTTGATTATGGATAAGTTTATTTTCCACTAACTTAGATTTTAATAGCCTGATATAGTCGTTCATTGAGAAACCTTGTCGAATTGCTCTTTGGTTATCTCCGTCTTTATCGAAGAAATAACGCTCGATCAACCCTTTTAAAATCTCATATCGTGCTGGGTCATAACCGATTTTTCTAAGTCTGCACCCTGTCTTGGTTCTAAAGTCGTTGATATATGGTATTAAGTCATTTACATTAATGTATTCCGTATCAAGTAAGATTAATTCGCCCCTGTCAACGAATTCCGTCCATAGTTCTTGCTGTTCTGTGTCTAGTTGCTCATATTGCGACCGTACAGAGAAAGTAAGTGTATGGCTGTAAGTTTTACCCTCTAACTCACAAACGAACGATACAGCTGTTAAATCGCCAATTAAGGATAGGTCAATTCCTACATAAGTTCTATTTTTATTAAATACAGATAAATTGAAGTCTGTTAGTTTAGTATCCTGTGGAGTAAAGTAGTAAGCTGTATCCTGCATAGGCAAGCCCATATTAAACGCTAAGAACTTATTCTGTAACGCTGGATCGCCTTGCGCAAGTTCGTACTCCTCAATAACTCCTGACCACTTAGGGACATGACCGATAAGAGGTAATGCCATAGTCCAATTCTTTTTATCTTTGACCTGCTCATGATTTTCTAGCATATAAAGTAAACCGAACGACCTATCATTGTAAAATTCTTCTTCTGATTTGAATCGTTCAACAAGTTTATCATATAAACCGTCTCGTTTAAGTCCGCCAGAAGTGATATAAATACTTTGCCAGTTATCTTGTTTTTGACGTGAACCTTTATTGACTGACTCTGTTATATCTTCGCCATAGGTATGGACCTCATCAAATATATTGAGTGAACTGTTACCACCTTGCGCTCGCAAAGTATCATTTGTTTGCTTTTTGAAAGTGGTTTTAAAGGAAGTAAACTCTAGCCCTTGTTTTGTACTCTTGAAAATTTTGTTTTCATTGTACACTCTTAATGTATCGCTTGCTTCCGTTTGATTCCGAACTTGGTCAAATACGTGTCTAGCCTGTGTGTTATCGTACGCAATAACTAAGCTCTCTCCGCCATATTGTCCGCCTAAAATCATCCAGTTAAGCACGCGCGTAGCCATTAAACTTGACTTACCAGAGCCACGCCCTAAATTAAGGAAAATTTCATTAACTAGGTTGACCTGAACGCCTTTTTCATCAACCATATCATAGCCAAGCATTAACTCATACCAATATTTTTGCGTAGGGTGTAGCTTGATTTTCATTAAATTACCAGTAGTAAGGTAAAAATTATCCTCTATCCACTCGATAGCCTGCGTAACTCTATCATAACGATAAATATATTTCTCATGAATTCTGATTTGCTTTTTAATAGTTTTACGCATATATTTGTTAAGCTCTATGCCATGCTCTTTATTATAAGCTAACATTTGATTCATGTAATACATCTATTCAAACCCCTCTGGAACTTTAATTTCTGGCGTTTTATACTTACTTAGTTTATAGTCATCAAGTTCTTCAATTTTTGCTTTAAGGTCATGAGCGCTTGATTCTTCCTGTTGCAATCTCCGCCATTCAGTAGGGTTATAAAGTTCAGGGTTTCCAGCCTTAGCAACCATCATTGCTACCAAGCTATCTTTGTCTAGCTCTTTTTCTTTAACCTTTACTTTTTCAACGTTTCCGTCAGCGTCATATATTGTTTCTGTTTCTTTTAGCGTTCTGACTGTCAGTTTGCTCGCTAAGGCACTTTCAGCTAGTTCTAATAGATTTCCCCTAGCGATACCTTTAGCTTCGTCATACGCCTTTATATTGTCATCTCGCCACTTTCTAAAAGTTTTAGCTGAACAATGCAAACTGGTGTAGATTTCTCTATCGTTACAGCCTGATTCAATTTTATCAATAATTTGGCTAAATAGCGGTTCTTCGTACATCTTAGGTAAAATTGTGGGTCTGCCACCGTTTTGTGTTTGCATATTGTCCTTTCTTTTAAATGTGGTTATATTATTTAAAGCCTATATTCTCGTTTCTAAGAACAGCAATAACTTTTGCTTATAAGTTTACCAACTTGGGTAACTCTGCTCTCACAAGCCAAAATATGAGCATATAGCCCTATAATTAAGATTTAGCAAGATCGTGCTAGATTAAAATAGATTAATTTAGATTAAACCAGCTAAAACTTTCCTTTTTGATTTTTTGGGAGATTTTTAAAGAGGAGTCCTTTGTGCTGAAAATTTCCTTAACATAC